CCTGATTCGCATCAAACTGTCTCTGCTGGAAATCCTGATTCCATGCAGTATCCGCACGGCTGTCCGCATACTGTTTCTCTGTCATGCCCTGTTGCCAAGCAGTATCGGCTCGGCTGTCTGCGTACTGCTTCTCGGTCATACCCTGTTGCCACGCAGCATCAGCTCTGCTGTCGGCATACTGTTTTTCCGTCATGCCACGCTGCCAAGCGTTCTGATCCTGATTGGCGGCAAACTGTCTCTCCTGCATGCCCTGATTCCACGCAGTATCAGCACGGCTGGCATCGAAGTTAAGCTGCCATTGCTGGTTGGCAGTATCAGCCTGTTTCTGCTGGAATGCACGGTTCCACGCAACATCATCTCGCCCAGCATCAAACTGCTTCTGCTGGAAGTCCCGGTTCCATTGCGCATCTTCCCGGCTGGCATTGAACTGCCGTTCCCAGCGTTCCGCTTCAGCCTCCTGCTGTTCCAGCGTTCCAAGCCGGTTTTCGTAGTCGGCAATCTGATTGTTCCAAATGTCATTCTGCGCTTTGATCTTCTGATTATTGATCCCGGCAAGGTTCTGCGCATTATAGGAGGACCGCTGCATCCCCCGGCCCAACGCCTGTCTGTCTGCCTGTGAATAAGCCTTGTCGAAGGACCGGTCAGATGCCTCTCTCTGCTGCCCGTAGGCGTGGTTAAGCGAGTCCCACAGCCGTTCCTCTTTCGTCATGTTGTCAACGTCTTGCTTGGTCCTTGCAACTGTCGCCATGCTCTTCATCTCCTTGTAAATAAAAAACCCGTGACTTTTCGTCACGGGCCGTTCATTGACTTGTGCAGAAATTATCTGCTATAATAATCATGTTCTTCTCGTCCCGTTTTCCATACGGGGCGGTTTAACCGGGGGCAGCGGAACCCCCGGTTTTTTGTTACCCAGCTTTCTGCTTCTCCAGCTCGTCAATCCGTTCTTTCATCACGGCGGTGTTCTTTTCCAGCTCGTAGGTCCGCTCGATCACATTGTTATGTTTATCGACCTTCTTTTCAAGCTGCTCCAGCCGGTAAGCCATGAGGGCCGTCTGTTTCCTGTTGGAAAAATAAGTGCCAAGGAACGACAGAATCCCTGTCACGGCGGCGGCTGCCAACGGTATCCATTCCATTACGATTCACCGCCCTCTTCTTCGATTTCGGTAGCGGCGAGGCCGTCTTCATCGTCCACGGTGATCGCATACTTCTTGGTGGAGGCTTCCGTGCTGGAGTCGAGGATGATGGTCTTGTTGTCGAAGATCACGGCATCGACAACATCCTTTGTCTCGGCAACATCGCTCAACAGACCGGAGAACATATCATGGAACATTAGAACACAGGCAGCCAGCGGAGCCTGAAGCCGTCCCCAGCATCTCGTGTCATGTGGCGTGGAACCGGTCAGGGTAGGCCGCTGAAGGTAATAAACCACACCATCGGAATAGACAACCACATCACCCACTTCGTAGGTTTTTTCGGAAGTCCAATCGCCCTTGTATGAAAGTTTACTCATCGCTCACTCCTCCCCGTCTTCCGCAGGATCAACCCACGGTTCCTCGTATTTCATTGCCCTTGCGCTGTCTCCAACACCGGCGGTAGTCGGATCGACCACTACGCCAAGGATCGCCAGCACCGCAAACACGGCAGTTACCACGGCAAGGATTTTCCCAACCAGCTCTTCAAGGTTCAGCGTGTAGCCAAACACAGCGGCAACCGTCTGAACAAAAAGTGCCAGCGCCGGGATCAGAGAAAGCCAAAACTGCTTGTTCCGAATACGAACCTTCCAATTGATCATGAAACCATCTCCTTTTTGATTGATCCGGGATATTTATTACAAAGAGCCTCAGCTTCTCCTTCGCTGAGACCCGTTATAGTTACCTCGTAGTGCTTCGGCTTATCCATCGTAGTGAGGAGCATGGACCATGTTTTTTCTCCGACAACACCGTCTTCTTTCAGGCCCCAATCTCGCTGGAATGCCTTGACCGCCTTCTCGGTTTCAGCACCGAAATCGCCGTCAGCGCCGTACTTCGGAAGTGCGTATCCGTGGTTCATCAGCAGAGTCTGCAAATAAGCCACTTTTTCGCCCTTATCGCCTCGTCTGAGCATGGGGAGAACCACTTTGTCATCCCCGGAAACAGGAGGCTCTACGGTGGCATTTTCGCCGGAATACGATACGCCTGTCAGTTCTCCCCACCATGTCCACTTCTTCTCGGCAATGCTGGACCGGACTACGCCATACTGCGTACCCTTTGCTTCAATGACCCAGCCGCCACCGATGTAGAGACCAACATGACCGTGATCGTCCTTTGTGCCGGTGTAAACAGCAGTACCGGGTTTCAGCTTTTCTCCGTCCGTCCGCTGACCGTTCTTTAGCTCTCCGGTTGCGATGCTATATTTTTTGAACATCGTGTTGGAGCCGTGGTACATGTAGCCGCCAAGCTGTTTGAACGCCCAAGTAAAAAGGCCGGAACAATCAGCAACATTGTGTCCGACCCATTTCTGCCCGTATTTCACGGTCATTTCCCGTGTAGCCGCATCCTGTTTCGCCTGTGTCCATAGCTGACCGGATGCCCCGTAAATATACCCCCAATGCTGATCGAGGGCATATTGGAATTTGGCAATCAAATCTGCCGCCTGAATCATTTCCTCACCACCCTATCTGAATCGTTAGCGAATTTTTTACGGTTCGTAGTACATCAAAGTTAGATCAACTGCGGAATTTGGCTCAGTCTGGACATACCAATATCCGTTAAATGATACGAAACCGCTAAGTGTGATATTGTTGCTTGCGTTATTTACTTTCTGTCCCAAAATGATATTAGTATTTGGAATATTCGTACTAAGTGCCCCGGTGCTTCCCGCCGTTCCTGTTAGGCTTTTGGTTTTGAATTTTGCTAATTGGCTGTTCAGAGCGAGTTTATCCCACGCAGACCAAGACGATGTATAAAAACGAATATATATTTCGTTTGGAGTTTTCATCGCGATTTGCGTAATCGCATCATTCCGAGGTGCATACACAGTAAGCGTGAACCATGTAAGCGGAGCATTTGTAAGGTTGTCGGAAAGCATATAAAGACCTTCCGTTGTGTAATCGTTGCAGTTTGCTCCTGCTACCCATGCTCTTGTTCCTTGATACTTACCAATTTGGCTGTTTAGTGCGTTAATCGCATCCGCTTCTTTGTCAATACAATTTGAAAAAACAGAAGCGTCAGGCGCATCACCCAACGCCGGGATACTGATGGATACGTTTGTGGGGTTAAGAGTTTTTGAAGTTGCCATCGTTCATCACTCCTTGAACTGAATAAAATCAACAAGCGGCCTGTATTCGTAAGGCCGCATGTCTTTGGGCAACATGGAAAGCGGAATTACCGCTTTCCCGTCTGCCGTCATTTCTTCACACTCGATCTTGACTTCACACTCTGCTTTCGCCATCTCTTCATGGCGGCGGTCAAACTCTTCTCTCTTCTTAGGATCATCATGCTTGAAACCATCCGGTCCGATCTCACCACCAAGCTCGGCGGCAAGTTTCTTTTCCTGCCGGACTTGGAAATCCACAATGTCCTGTAATGCCCGTTCAACATTGAACAGCCGCCAAGCACCTTTGTTGGACATCTCTCGCCCGGAGAGCATGGAGATCATCATGTAAGCGGTTACTGCTTTACCCTGTGTAGTTTTCATAGGTTCTCCTTTCGTTAGCTCTTATACGATACACGGGAATACCCTGTTCCGATTTCCTGAACCTTAACCCAATCGCCTTGATGAGCCGTAATGGTATAGCAAGTGCCTACAATAGTTTGACTATCTCGTGCGGCGTTCCAGCCTTTATTGTAAAGTCCGGTTCCGTTTATCGTAATCGTAGAGCCAATACTGCTTCCACCAGCAAGGATGTCCACGGTTACTTCCCCGTATGATGTCAATGCACTTGCGTACCCTGATGCGCTATTATCAAACCCAACTGCCTGTGATTGATTTGTAGCTACAACTGCACCGGCTCCGTTGTAAGCAATCACCGAATATCTTCCGCTGCTCCAGCTACCACTTAGCGTGACGGCTGAAGCAAGATTAAAATTTACGGTGTCACCGTTTGAAAGAACCATCGATGTGACATAACCACCGGAAACGTTCACTTGTTTGATGACATGGTAGTACAGTTTCCACAGGCCATACGTTTTGAGGTTGATCTGTGTATCTGAACCACTCTCGCCGGTGATGGTAAGGCTTGTTACGGTCTGATTGCCACCCCTTGTCACTCTCCAAGGAGCGTTCGCCGGGTCTTCCGCACCGGCCCACATTGCATATGTATTGCTCGTGTCCGAATCAAGGCCAACATACCCCGTACTGCTGCCGGACCTCAACCTATTCGATGCAAGGGTCCAGCCGCCAATCGTACCGGCTATTGCGCTGATACCATTCCGATCCCAAGAACCGATCTGCGTTCCGCTTGCGTTCTTGATCGTCAGAACACCGTCCGTGTTATTGTTACCGCCAAGAACCAGCGTACCGCCCTTGATCCGGTCAGCAGACATCGTTCCGCTTGTGACGCAAGCCGCACTCAACGTTCCGGCGAATGTACCCGTTGCCGCAGACAGAGAACCAGCGAAGGTCCCTGTTGCCGCTTGGAGCTGCCCTGCAAACGTACCGCCAGCGGCACTCAAATCCCCGGCGAATGTTCCGGTTGCTGCGCTCAAAGAACCCTTGAATGATCCTGTTGCCGCTACAAGCTCACCTTTGAACGTTCCACCAGCCGCTGAAAGATTTCCGGCGAATGTTCCGGTTGCCGCACTAAGCTGACCGGCAAATGTGCCGCCAGCAGCAGATAAGTTTCCGGCGAATGTGCCGGTAGCCGCCTGTAATGCACCCTTGAACGTACCGCCAGCAGCGGAAAGGTTACCGGCAAACGTACCGGATGCCGCAACCAATTCGCCCTTGAATGTGCCACCAGCGGCTGAAAGATTCCCAGCAAACGTACCGGATGCAGCAACAAGCTCACCCTTGAAAGAGCCACCGGCTGCTGAAAGGTTACCGGAGAACGTACCGCCAGCAGCGGAGAGATTGCCAGCAAACGTACCGCCAGCAGCAGACAAGTTCCCAGCGAATGTTCCGGTTGCAGCAGAAAGGGAACCGGAGAACACGCCGCCACCCTTGAATGTGGCATTCCCCTGTGCATCAATGCTGAAGTTGCCGGATTCCGTGGTGAAAACACCGCCGGTCTTGATCTTCAGATACTTCGCAGCCGAAATCTCGATACCGGCGGCGAGGATGTCTATACCGCTTTGCATTCCGTAGTAGTTGTTTGCAACATACTGCCGGATTTGCGTAGCGGTGATCGTGATCTGCGCTTCAAGGTCGATCAGATCGCCTTGGAACTGAGCCTGTTGAACCGCCATCAGAGCGATCTTGGTATCAGTTTCGGTGATCCTCGTCCGGTTGACGATCTCTGTGGCCTTATCGCTGGTCTCTATCCACTCGGTTCCATCCCAAGTGAAGGACCGGTCTCCAAGGCCGTCCATCCACGCATCATGGCTGTCCTTGACTTCCTGCCATGTGTTGTAATGGTCCTTGATCGTCTGCCATGTCTTGAAGTAGACATCATGTTTGGTCCAAGTGTCTCCAAGGTGGACCTCGTTCGTCAGCCTCGGATCGGCAAGCTGGACATAATGGCTCGGCTTTGCGTTGACCGTTGTGACCGTAGAAGAAATCTGCTGGGCCATAATCGCCAGCTCAGATGAATGCTGGGTAACTTGCCCGGTCAGAAGGTTCAGATCATCAACCGTTGCCCTCAGAGCGATCAGATCACGGAGCTGCTCAATCTGAGTCATTACGTTGGTCTGAATCTCGGCATCGTACATCTCAACCCAAGCCTGTCCGTCATACACGAACATCTTGGGGATGCCGCCGACCACCTGCCATGTGCTTACATTGTCAAGAACATCTTGCCAACTTTCAAACTTATCAAGAACAGATTGCCAATCACCAACCGCAAGGGTCTGAATCCAAATGTCACCCTTAGAGTAGGTCTCCGGCTCATCCGGCTGCATGAACACCATGCCGTAGCCAAGCTCGGAAATCCGGGTTTCAATCCGGTCTGCCGTGGCAGAAATCTCGGCAATGCTGTCTTCGGCATCAGCAATCTTGATGTCAATGCCTCTGACTACCTCGGAGATCATCACCCGTTCGCCGGTGGTCTCATCGATGACCGTAATTCCGTTCTGTACGGTATCGCTCAGATCGGACAGTTTCAACCGTCCAAACCGGCGATAGATGTCATCAAGGATTTCATCAAGCTGGACGAGAAGCATTTTCTCTTGCCGGTTCCATCCTTCCGGTGTCCGAAGAGGCTGGTGCTGCTGGATCGTTGCGTTCTTGTCTCGTGCCATGCCTCCTCACCTCTTTAATCAGGATCAGTTTCGACTACCATCTGAATGCCGCCGATGAACCGCCACACGGTGTTCGCCGGTGGATTCGTAACCTCGATGGTCAGCCTGTATCTCCTTCCCGTTCCACCAAAGCGAATTCTCTTCTGCTTCGGCTTCGCCATGTTCGGCTGGATCGTCACGGTCTTCGTCTTGGTCTTCTTTTCTGTCTGCACGGAGAAGGTGAAGGTCACGGGGTTCTCACCGGAAATCTCCGGGGAGAAGTAGACCTCAAAGCCGCCCTTGTTGATCGTCTTCCTTCCGAAGTCAACCCAAGGTGTCACCCATTTCACCGGTTTGTCCGATGCAGAACCGTTCTCCCACGAATCATACGGAATGCTGATGATCTTTCCCGGCAGATTGGAAGAAGTTGCATAAAGCGTATCCTCCGTAGCAAGGAAGGATTCAATGTACATCCCGGTGTAGTAGAGAATCGTCCGGTCTCTCAAGTTGAACACGATCATATCGTTGTTCACCGTGCTGTTCCCTGTCGGGACGGAGAGATAGTACCTTTCCTTGAACAGTACACCGCACATCTGATCCATTGCGGAGCGGTTGACGGTTGCCCAAAGCCGCTCAATGGCTTCCCGTGAATACGGCGTTACGCTCAGACCGTCATACACGCTCATACCATCACGGTCCGCAGAAAAAATCCGTTCCACATCCACCGCAATGGTGTTGGGGAACGGAGTGCCACCGCCGTACTGCTCTTTGAAAGTATATTCGCCGGGGTCTGTGCCAAGGATTCGCCACACCCGGTTTTTCTTGTATGCAATGAGCTGATTACCAAACGCTTTCAGCGCATTGAACGAATCGCCGTCCCAGCTCGGCTGCTGGATATCGCCAGCTCCGTCTTCCGGTTCCTCGTCCGGCCCGGAGATCGTCCAATCTTCAGGATTGAAAGGCCTGGAGTACATCAGCATGTCCGGATCATCCTGGATAGCTCCACCCCAAATACGTTCCGCATACCGTTCGATCACGCCAAACTTCTTCCCTTGCGTATCAATCGTTCGGACCGTCCAGCTATTACTCGATACAGTTGCCGTATACGGGGGGACCACCATGATCATGCCGTCCTGTGCGTTGCTCATCAGCAGAACATCAACAGGGGCCGTGCTTCCTGCCGGGTTTATCTCGTATGCCGCCCAGCTCCACACATCGCTCTGATATGCGCTCACGCCAGCCGGATACGGCAGCGCCAGCCATGAGTCCTGTGTGCCATCGTGCTTGTAGTAGAGCTTGCCGCCCATGCTGATGACCAGCCAATCCTTGCTGCCGGAACCGTCATACCACCGCCGGTAAAGCCGTGCCATCGTCTCGATCCGGCTTTGGAAGCCGGTCTCCAGCACAACCGGGGCAGACATCGGTTGGAGAACGCCATACGGTGTCTCCACGTTCTGCGCTTCGACAGCGTAACGAATATCTGTTCCGACATTATCCCCGGCTTGCTGCAACCCCATGAATGAGGAGAGGAAGACATCGGCATCATAGGCTTTCAGCGAAAAATACGCCATCCTCCCTCACCTCACTCCGGGATATTGATGAAATTCCTGTACCGCTTCAGCGTACCGTCTTCATTCATCCCTTCCTTGCCGCCCTGTCCGGCGATCTGCCGGAGGAGCAGCTCAAAGGTTTCACGGTAGGCATAGCCTCTCTGTTGCTTCTGCGGATTGCCGTTGCGATACACGAGCCATGTGGCCCAATCGGTCAGATAACGGTGCATCCACGCCGGGAGGTTCGGAACATCCGTGGTTTCTTCCAAGGTCGGATACGTTTCGCTGTCCGGGTCAACATGCTGATGATCGAAAACTACCACGATCCTGTCATAGCCGTCATTGATGTAGTCAACAATGTGTGGCTCAAAGTCCTCAAGGTCATCCGCATCGTTGTTCGTTTGGAACATGATCTGTTCCTTGATCTCTTGCAGGGTCATGGTGCATCACTCCTCAGATTTGTTTGCCGTAGCGCTCCTTCAGCGCCATGTAGACCGGGACCGTAACATCCACCCATTCTCCACGGAGAATCCGGGTATGTTCCTCACCCTTCTCATTGGCAATGGTCACATGCTCGTACTGATCCACCGCCACGCTGCCGTCATCCTCCAGCCTTGGCAGGATAATCCGCACACGGGGGCCACCGTCTTCCTCCTTCTTCTTCGGAACGGCGAAAGTCAGGCTGTCTTTCATCGCTTTTTCTTCATTCACAACAGGGGTTTCTTTTTCTTTCGTAGCCATGATTAGGCTCCTTTCTTTTTTTGTCATCTTGGACTATCGGTTTCTTTAGCGAAGCACCAAGGCTTCTTTTTTTATGCCTGTGTATACGGGTAAATCACCTGTTCAAATCCTGTTCCCTTCCCGGATTCAAACATTGATTCGTTATACGGGGAAACAAGAGAATCGGATTCGATCCGTCCACGGTACTTTGAATCGTTCGCCACATCAATCGGCAACATGGCGGCAGGATCACCACCGCTGTTGTCGATCATGTTCTCAACAGAACCGCCGATATAAACCAGCGTTTGAAGAGATGTGTACGATCCAAGCTTGCCCATCTTGTAGCATTGCTCAACGCTATTGCCGATGAATACGTTTGGATGCTGATTCGATCCGTTGTGGTCATACATATTCACCGTGAAACCGTAGGTGCAACGCAGTTCAAGATTGTCCTGCACGATGAAATGCTCACCGACAATGGCAAGACCTTCATGATACCCGGAAATACGGTTGCCCTTGATGGACTGCCGTACCCCGTAGCAACTGCCATCCCCGGCACGGATGCCGATAGAACCGGACGGGATTTCAGAAATGGAAGTCGGTGTCCAACTGCTCGTTGAGGAAACAGACCACACATCATTGTTTTCAAAGATGCTTGTTCCTGCGGTGTACCCGTCAAGAGCAATGATCTTATTACTGCCCCCGTTTGTGAAAATCGAAAGATTCCTTGCTTCGATACACAGGGCGTTCATGTGGATGCCGCCGCCCGTCCGTGATCCGGCGCGGCACACACCGATCATCACATTTTCCACATTATTGCTCAACGTAGAAACCGCATCGTTCGTCACATTGATCTTCGTGATTGCACCGTTCACAAGATGCCCGGTCTTTGCCACGCCGCTGATGGATGCAGAATAGTAATATCCTGCGTTCCCGGAGAACGAATCATTTCCGACCATCACGGCGTACTGTGCAACCGTATCGTCACCGTGAAGCGTTTCCTTCGTTTCAAAGTTGTCAATGTAATAGTTACCGGGGAGCAGGAGAACGTTTACGGAATCTCTGGAACTGTTGC